AAAATCGCTTATCCTGCCGCAGTAGAAGGCGGGGCATTAGACACTTACGAGGTAGAACTTGGAAAGATTAAATCTCTTTCACCTTCAACCTTAACAGGTGCATCAAAGTTATCGGATGTACAGGCGGCGTTGGAAAGTCAGTTTTTTGCCCAGCAACAAACAGGAGCATCTTCGGATGTAAGACTTTTAACGGGAACCGATGTTTATTCGGTTATCATAGACATTCTTTCAAAGGCAACCGGAAATGTGCCGGTACAGTACACCGATTACGGCCTTATTCTTTTCGGCAAGTATAAGCTCATGCCGATCACGGGAAGTTATAAGCTGCCGGGAAAGAGTGCTGCAACAGCGGTAATCGATTCAAAGAGCATTCAGTCAATAGACCTTGCAAACACAGGAAAGCTTTTCTATGCGGCCTTAGATGAGCTTGATGCAAAGCTTCAGCCCTTGCCCTTCTTTGCAAGCTATGAAGAACTTCGAGATCCTTCGGGGGTAAAGGTTATGTCTTCTTCAAAACCCTTACCTGCCTTTGCGGTAAAAAAATCGACGATCAAAAAGTATGTAGCTTAAAGCGCAAGGAGAAAGAAAAAATGGCGGTAAGTGTTGAAGATGTAAAAAAAGCGGTAACGCGTCAGGAGTATCTTACTCTTACCGCAGGCGATGACGGAAACGCTTTAATGGCCTTGGAAAGAGCGAGCCTTTGGGTTAAGGGAAAGGTCATTTCAACCGGAAACGAATTCGATGAGGAAAACGAGGTTATAAAAACGGCTATAATTACAAGGTCGGTTTATGAACTTTTTTCTTTTGTCGGGTTTGAATCAAGGGCAAAGCAAAAGGCCGAAGATGCAAGAGAGCTTTTAGAATCATATTTCGGAAACACGGCAGGCGGAGAAAACAGGGAAATGAACCCTATAGCCGGAGCCATCCGAGTTCCTTAAAAAAATATTTTAAGCGGCTTTTTTTTAGGCCGCTTAATTTTTTTAAAATCGGGAGAATAGAAAAAAAATGAGTGTTAGGATTGTGTATAAACCGAAGCCCTTTTCCGACAAATTAAAAGGCGGTCTTCCTGAGGCCATGAAGGAAGCAGCTCTTTATATGCGCTCGGGTGCAAACAAAAAAATAAACAAAGGAATAGCACCCGAAAACTCATCCTTAACAAAGACATTAAAAAAAGGAGGTAAAACTTTAAGGGATACAAACCTAATGGCAACAAGCATCACTCCGCATTCAGGGGAGCTTTGGGCAAGTGCCGGAACAAAGGCGAAGCAGGCTAAAATCTTACAATCAGGAGGAGTCATAAGGCCTAAAAAAGCTAAGGCTTTATGGATTCCGTTTAGCGTTAAAACAAAAGAACTGATGAGAAAATACGGGGAGGAAAAACCTTCCGGCTTGATAGAGGCGATGAAAAACGACGGCTATTCTTTTTTCTTTACTTCATCGGCAAAAGTCTTTATGGCTCAAGAGGGAAAAGGAAAACCTTTTGCCTTGTTTTTGGTACGCTCTTCAATTAAAATTCCTGCCCGTCCTTTTTTATACTTTGATGAACAAGATGAAAAATACATAAGAAGCTTGATAGCAAAAGAAATACATAAAAAATTAAAAGAGGGGAAAAAGTAAATGATAGTAATTGAAGCTTTACAGGAAGCCTTATCAAAAAAAGGGATTATAAATATTTTAAAACCACAAGCGAGCACGGTCGCAGATGCTCACGCAGAGCTAGGTCTTATAGGGCTTACGGCCGGAGGAGAAAAAAAGGATAACAATATAAAAGCGTATGAAACCTTAACGCTTTCCTGCGATATTGTTTCCTTGGGAGTTTCAATAGACTATGTAAATGAGCTATCAAAATTTTTAAAGAAAATGCTTGAGCTTTGTATCGATTCTCTTGATGTTCATTTAATAAAAAACAATCAAGAATATATTATCAAAGCTCATTTCCAAAAAGTACAGGAAGGAAGATTTGAATATCCTGAAGACTCTCAAGCGTTGCCGGCAGAGTACAGAGAGGGGTATATAATAACAATGACATATCCTTCATTTTTAAATGAAGAGTAATAAAAATATTACGGAGGGAAAAAATGAGACCAGGAGGAAAAGACGGAAGATTGTACCGGATTGTTTTCGGTGCGGAAATAAAGGGAAGTGCTTCGGTAACAAAGGTTCCGAAAGAAGGATTTTACAAAATAAGTGCTATTGCCGGCACGGGGTCAAGTATTCCTAAGCCGGATAATGCTATTCAAGGCGGGTTTGGGCTTGGCGTGGGAAACATTTTCTTTGCAAAAAAAGATCATCCGCTTGCAGCAGGAGATAATCTTATTCCGCTGGAGCTTCACCTTATAAGCTTTGTTACGGATGTTCAAGATAACGCCCAAGGTCAGACCTTTGATGTAACGACACAGGCGGATGTTGAATCGGGAGTACGCTCTTATATTCCAAGTGCTTTCAAAGAAAGGTCGGGCTCAATATCGGGCTTTGTGGATGTGGACTCTCAAGAGCAAAAAGAGCTATTCGGAGAATTTAGGGAAATTGTGATTGAGGATGTTCAAGGAAACAAGGTAACAAGGCTTCCTTCTAAAGCCTTGGAACATGAGTTTATGATGAGCCGAAGAGAGGCAGCTCCTGAAGGAGAAACGGAGATGTGGGAATATATGCCGATAGTTTGCGAATCTATCAATACAAGTAAACCTATGGACGGCACTCAGCCCTTTAGTTTTAACTACAAGGTTGACGGCAAAAGGAAGCCGTCTCTTATTTATATTTCAAAGTAAGGAGAAAATTATGATATTGACGGCTAAGACAAGATATAATTATGAGCCGGCCTTTAGCGGCAACAAAAATCTTAAAACGGAAGACCGTGTTGTTTGCGAAATAATAAGGCCTACGGTCGAAGACAGGAACGGGCTATTCAGCATGGATGTAGAGCGGGAATTAACCGCGGCAGCAACGGCCGAAAAAAAAGCGGCTGTAACATTCAAACGCCGAATGGATGTTTCAAGAATTTTAAGGCGTCATGTAGGAACCATTAAAAACCTTGAAGTAAAAAATGAAGACGGAGGAACGGTTAAAATCAAGGACGGAGAAGCCTTGGCTGAGTGTACCGCTTACGGAGTGGCTGCTCTTGTTGAGGAGCTTTGCCAAGAAGTTATATCCGACCGTCTTTCGGAAGAAGAAAAAAAAATTTAAAAATTGCATTTGAACTTGTCTATGAGGGGTGGCACTTGAAAAGCTGGCACCCCGAATATGACGAAAAAAAAGAACTATTCACATTTGGCGCCTTACGCCGTAAAGATTTTAAAAATTACCTTACAGAAGATTTTTTTAAAAGTTTTACTATTTGGTCTCGTTATCGAAAATTCGGGCTTCCTTCGGGGAAGGGATATGTAAACGAAGCAGGTGCTATAATTGAACTTGTAGAATTGTTTGATGGTGTTTTTGAAACGCTTAAAGAAAAAGAGGTAAAGGATGCAGCAGGTAACCGATGAGTTAAGAATTTTAGTTGAGGCAGAAGTAGAGCGGGCTATAAAAAACATAGAAAAGTTTGACTCTGCCATGGACGGAACGGAAAAAACTACAGCCTCTTTTTCTGAAGCTTTAAGTGCCGTAGAAAAAAAAGCCTTAATAATGAGCGGGGCAGTCATCACGGCAGGAGGAGCTTCCGTTAAGTTTGCTGCCGATAATCAGTCCTTAAAAAGTTCCCTTGAAGTCCTTTTAAAAGATGCGGGCAAAGCCAAAGAAGTTTTTGATGAGTGGAAGGAGTTTGGAGCGTCCACTCCTTTACAAACAGAGGAAATAGGAAAGGCCGGGAAACAGCTTTTAGCCTTCGGTGTTACGGCAGAAAGTGTAACCGACACAATGCGTGGCTTGGGAGATATAGCCACGGCAACCGGAATAAGCCTTGGAGACTTATCAACGATTTACGGACAGATAAAAACGCAAGGCCGTCTTTTCGGAGACGACATAAAACAGCTTCAAGGAAGAGGAATCCCGATAGTCCAAGAATTAAGTAAACAGTTCGGAGTAAGCGAGGCTGCCATTAAAAAAATGGTAAGCGAAGGCAAGATAGGCTTTAATGATTTTGATAAGGCTATAAAAGCTATGACAAAAACAGGCGGTCAGTTTGAAGGAATGATGAAAAAGCTTTCAAAAGATACTATGGGTAAATGGTCTACAGCCTTAGATAACGGAAAACAAGCCTTAGCATCTTTCGGAGACCTTATGCTTCCTTTAGTAAATGATGTGCTGGATTTTGCAACAGGAACTTTTGAAGCAATATCAAATTTAGATGAAGGAACAAAAAGATTTATTCTAGGTTTTGGCGGAGTCATCGCCATTTCAGGGCCTGCAATAAAAGCAATAACAGGAATAAAAACCGCTCTTACCGCTTTAAGTGCCAATCCATATATGCTTGCTATAGGGGGCTTGATAACCGGAGTTGCTTATTTAACAGGTCTTTTTGCTTCTCAAAAAGAAGAGGTGGAAGATTTAAGTGAAGCAATGGAAAGAACAAAAGGCGAAGCCGATCGCCTTCTTTCGTCGTATAAGGGTATGGAAAAAAACAAGGTTCTTGATAAAACTGTTACAAAAGAACTTTTGATGTTATACCCTGAACTTTCAGGAAAAATAAAAGAATATTCTACAACAGTTGAAGAGGCTCAAAGGCAGATAGGAATTTTACACAGATTAAAAACGGCCGAAACGGAAGAAGAATATAACAGGGTTCTTTTGGAAAGTGCAAAGGCCTATGATGAAATAAAAGATAAAATTCCGCGTCTTACCGAAGAAATGTTTAAAGCCGCAAAAGAAACCGGAAATTTTGACAAGGCCTTAAAAGAATTAAAATATGCAGGAAAAGTTGTTGAAGATATTGAGAAAAGTTTTAAAAAGGAAAAAGATCATCGAGACTATTGGATTACTCAATATATGCGTACCGAAATACCCCGCCTTTTAAGTGAGGCAAAAAAGCCTATAAATAAAGAACTTGCGGAAATAGGAGAAGGATTTGAAAATGAAACGGCAAGAGCGGAAAGACTTTTACTTTTATGGGAAGTTATAGCACAAGGGACAAAAGAAAAACTGTATGAAAATGTCGAAGGTCTTCGAGAAGATTTTTTAAAGCTGAGAAATGATTTTGAAACGGTGCTGGTTAAAGGCGGGGATGTTTCTTCCGTAGCAATAGAAGACTTTATAAAAAAACTTGAAAGCATTGATTTAAACTCGTCTTCGCTTAAATCAAAAATAGAAAAAATGCAGGATGAATTAAAAACGATAGAAACAGGAGTTACCATTACGCCCCTTGTTGATGAAGATTCAAAAAAAACATGGCAGCAGTGGTGGCAAGAAATAACAAATGTAGATGAGACTCTTTTCGGCTCTTCCGGCAAAAAGGCAGGGAATATTTTTATTCAAGGGATAAGGGATTCAGCAAAGGAAGAAGAAAATCTTGCAAAAATAATCCTTGAAGACTTCGATATGAAAGAGGCCTTAGAAGGTCAAAAAGAAACAATTCAAAGCGCTTTAAAGGATTTATTTAATGCAAAAACTGAAGACGGTTCTTCAGTTTTCGGTATTACGGATAACTCCATACAGGTGTTACTTTCAAGAATAAAAGAAGTAAATGCCGAAATTAAACAACTTGAAAACAACGAAGAGATAAAAAAAATATATGATGAGCTTATAAAGAAAAATGAAGAGCTGGGTAAAACTACAGACGAATTGACATTATCAAAACTAAAACAGCTTAACGCCGATGAAGCTTTAATAAAGGAAGCAGAAAAACAAATAAGACTTTTTAATACGGGGAATATATTAGAGTCTTACAAGAAAAAAGTTGAAGCTATAGGAAAAAGTGAGTATGATTTAGCCCGCGAGACCTTAATAGCCAATAAGGCAACGGAAGAACAATTAAAACAATTCGATGAATATGTAAAAAAACTTAAAGGCCTGGAAGAAGGCTTTTCTTCTTTTGAAGAAGCTTTTAAGTCTGTAATGAAAGACGGCCTTGTATCAATGTTTGACGAGCTGGGAATTAAATCGGATGAGTTAAAAGAGAAAGCCTCTCAGGCTATAGCCGACATCTCTTATGCAATAGCGGACATAAGTTTTGATCATCTGGTACAGGGCTTAAGCGATATAGGTTATGCCTTTGCTCAAGGCGATGATGCCGCCGAAGCCTTCCATGATTCTATGGTTAAAATGGCACAAGAAATTTTAAATCAGCTTCCCAATCTTTTTTTACAGGCAGGCTTACAGTTAATCGCACAAGGTCAATGGGCCTTAGGTTTAGGCTTTGTTGCGGCAGGCTTGGGAAGTGCTGTCGTAGGCGGTGTAGTCTCCGGAACTATAGATAGGGAAAAGGGAGAAAATAAGCTCCACAAAAATGCGCTCGGAGGCGTTTATGAAAAAGGAGATGTTATCCCCTTTGCCTTAGGAGGGGTTTTTACAAACAAGATAGTTACAGAGCCTACTTTGTTTAAATTTGCAAAAGGCACAGGTCTTATGGGAGAAGCAGGGCCTGAGGCTATAATGCCTTTAAGACGCGGAAAAGACGGCTCCTTAGGTGTTGCAGCCTTGGGAGGAGAAGCGCCTAAGGTAATGATTACAATAATAAACAATACGGGGGAAGCCGTATCGCAAAAAGAAACTGAAGGAGCGGACGGCGCGCGGAACATCGAAATAATGATAGGACAAGCAATTAATGGAGTTATAGCAAGCGGTAAAGCCGACAGAAGCTTAAAAAACAGGTTCGGCTTAACAGTACAAGGAGTTTAAATATGGCAGAAATATCATGGCCTGAAGAGTTACCGGAAACATTACAGCTTGAAGGATTATCGGCATCTTACAGCGATCCGGTTATAAGAACCGAAATGGATGCAGGGCCTAAAAAAATGAGAAGGCGTTACACAGGAGCAACCAAAATAATTACAGGCAATATAACCGTTACAATCGAACAGCAAAAGATTCTTGAAGACTTTTACAGACGTGTCATAGCTTACGGAACAAGAAGATTTAATATGAAGCACCCTCAAAGTTTGCAGGTTCAAGAGTTTAGAATGATAGAACCTATTAAAGAAGTTTCAAATGGGGCCGGGCTTTATGATATTACAATTACGCTAGAGGAGTTTTAAACATGACGAAACTTTCAAAAAGAGCCATAGAGGCCTTAAACAGAAACGAAACGGATGAGGTCTTTTTATATTGCTTGGAAATAGAGGTTGAAGGAGAAGAGGCTTGGAGGTTTGTAAACAATAACGAAGATATTATATCCGACGGGAAAAGATATACAGCTTGCGGGTTTACCGTTTCTCTTCCTTCCCAAAAAAACGAAACGGGAAGCGAAACCTGCCGTCTTGCAATAGACAATATAGACAGCCGTATAATGCAGTTTATTTCTAAGGGGATAGGAAAAAAGATAACGGCAAAGATTATAATTATTTTGGCAGCAACGCCTGACCTAATAGAAAAAGGGCCTTTAAAGTTTATATTGAGAAATGTATCTGTCGATAAGGCAACCGTTCAAGGAGACCTATACGATTTTTATTTGTTTGACAGAAATATTCCTGAAGGCCGTTTTACGCCTAAAGATTTTCCGGGACTTTTTTAATGCTTGCTCCTTGGGTAAAAAAATACATAGGCATTCCTTTTCTTTCAAACGGCAGAGACAAAACAGCTTGCGATTGTTACGGGCTTTTGTATTTGGTTTATAAAAACGAATTTGATACGGAGTTACCACGCCTTTTATCCGATTATAAAAATGCTTGCAATGTAAAAGAAACAAAAGAAATTTTTAAAATAAATAAGCCTTTAATTGCAGGAGAAAAGCTTGATACTCCGGAGATAGGAGATGTGGTTTTACTTAACTATAGAGGCCTTCCTTCACACATAGGCATTTATGCAGGGGACGGGTTTATACTTCATACAACCGAAAAATCGGGGAGCGTTTTACAAAAATTAGGCTCACCCGAAATAAGGGGAAGAGTGGAGGGGTATTACCGTGTCAATAAAAATTATCGCAAAGGTTCATCCCTTTGATGCAAAAAAAAGAATTATAAAAGAAAGTGAACCTAAACCTTTATACTTACTTTATGAAGAACTTAATATAGGGTTACCGATAGAACATGCACACTTTTTAATCGAAGATGAAATAATTAAAGATATAAATAAAACCCCTAAGGACGGACAAACTGTTTATATTGCAGTACATCCGGGAGGCGCAGGATCAAGTCCTTCGAGCACCGGCAAAGGAATGGCTATAGGCGGAGCCTTGGCAATACTTGCAGGGATTTTAGTAACGGCTATTTCTTTGGGAAGTTTGACCGGAGTGGGAGTAGCTCTTATAGGAACGGGAATAGGAATGCTTGCAGGCGGTGCCGTCTTATTAAACTTGGATATTCCAAATTTAAAAGACAGAGAAAAACCTAAGCAAAACCCTTCCATAAAAGGAGCTAAAAACAGAGCCAATCAATTAGGGTTTATTCCTGTTGTTTTAGGAAGACATCTTATATATCCTGATATGGCAGCTAATCCTCATTTTGAAATTGAAGGAAACGATCAATATTTAATACAGCTTTTTTGTGCAGGTTATAACGATATAGAAATAGAAAAAGATTCCATTAAATTAGGGGACACTTTATTAAAAGAGTATTCAGAAACAAAGGATATAAATAAAATTCTATCAGGAGAAGATTCTGTTGTCAATTTACAGGTTTTAAAATCGGGAGAAGAGTGTTCATTTTATAAAAAGGCTGTAAAAGATGAAAATATAAACCAATTATTGAAACATTCTTTTGAAGACGGAAAAGACGGAAGTATAATAAGAACAACGCCTTCAAAAACTACAAAGATAAACGTTGATATTTTCTTTTATTCAGGCCTTGGGAAATATAATGATGAAGGAGAAGTAGTAAGTACCTCAGTAGAAGTTGCTTGCTATTATAAAAGAGAAACCGCTCCCGATTCTGAATACTCGTTATTAGGTTTTTTTAATGGAGATAAAAACTTAATCGAAGGAAGCGAGCTTAAAACAAAAAGATTTCAAATAACAAAAGAGGGATTGCCTCCGGATAAATACACTTTAAAGTTTACCCGTATTACTTCTGACTCGGAAGACAATAAAATAGTTGATGCCGTTTATGTAGGAAGCGTTCGATCCTTTACGGATGACAGGCCAATCCGTTTTGAAAGACAAAAGAATTTGACAATAGTTGCACTTAAAATAAAGGCAACAGAACGCCTTAACGGCATAATAGATTCTTTAAACTTTATAGCTCAAACTAAAATCCCTGCACATAAAGGAAATGGAGAAGGCCCGGCTTCGTGGGAAGAGAAATTGACCTCAAATCCCGCAGCAATTTTAAAATATGTTTTGCAAGGAAAGATAAACTCTAATCCGGTCTCAAATGAAGATATAGACTGGGAAAGCTTTGAGAAATGGGCTTTATGGTGCGATGAAAAAAAATATTCTTGTAATGCAGTTCTTTCCGATAAGGCAACTCTTTCGGAATTGATTACGATGATAACTCATACTGCCAGAGCCGATGCCGTTAAGATAGACAGTAAGTTTTCGATTGTACAGGACGTTGAAAGATTAAGTCCCGTTCAGTTGTTTACTCCTCGAAATACGAAGTCTTATAGTCAAAGCCTTTTATTTGCAGATATTCCTGAAGCTATAGAATTTAATTTTATTGATGAGGCCTCAGGCTTTAAAGAAAATGAAAGGATTGTTTATGATACGCCTACAGGAGAGGCAGGAGAAACCGAAGCTTTAAAAAAGCAGCAAGAAACGCTTTGGGGTGTTACAAATGCAATGCAAGCTTTTAAGATAGGGCGGTATCAATATGCCTGTATGTACAACAGACCTCGTGTGCATAAAATTGATGTAGACCTTGAATTTTTAGTTTGCACTAAGGGAGACAGAATCCAATACGCAGGAGACACGGGGCTTATCGGTATAGCCTATGGAAGGGTTAAGGGAGTAGAAGCTTTAAACGGTTTAACTACGGCCGTTATATTGGATGAATATATTGAAACCGAAAAAGGAAAGACTTATGCCTTACGTTTTAGAAAAAAAGACGGCCGCATATTGATTGCAGATACAAGACCTTTATCTGCAAGTTATACAAACAAAATAGAATTTGAAATTGTCTTTAATGGAAATGATACTCCTGAAGAAGGCGATTTATTTACTTTCGGAATAAAACAAAAAGAATGTCTTGATTTAATAATTACATCTATAGAGCCTACTGATGAATGGAATGCTTCAATCATTGCCGTAGACTATTCTCCTGAGATTTTTGGGATAGATGATCCTTCTTATGTTGTTCCTCCTTTTGATAATAAAGTTACAAACATTGACGGAAGTATTTCCGATTCAGGAAGTGTAGAGCAGTGGAAGTATTATTACACTTATAATGACAGCGAAGAAGAACCTTTAAGACCTAAAGGGGATGGAACAAAAGACGGTTGGCATCGTCTTCAAACTAAAAAAAGTATTTGGGTGTCTACAAAAAGTGCGATCAATATAAGTGAAGGTCAATGGACTGCACCTGTAAGATTCAAAGGAGAACAAGGCGAGCAAGGTATTCCCGGAGAAGCCCTATCCTTCCCCACTGACACCGACATTTTAAGCCTTCTTAACTTTGATGAAAAGGCTCAAGCCTTACCCGCTCCCAATCCTTCTTATACAGCTTGGAAATCTAAAATCATTGAATACGATTGCTCAGATAAACAAGAAATCAAGATGACTTTTGAAGAAGCGTTGAATAATGTAATTATTTTATCAGGAGAATTAAAAAACGATTTTACATTAAAATTATTTTTCGACGAGCAAAACGGCAATGGGGCAAAGCCGTTTTTAATCGTTTATAAATTGACGGGGAATTTTAATGTAACAATTCAAACCGAAGAACCCGCAACTAATAAAATATCGCAAAACATAAACGCCGAAACATTCGGGCTTGGCTGCTATGCTGTGGTAGATTTTAGAGGCAATGTGTGGGCTTTTGAGGGAAATATTAAGCAGTCCTTGATTGATGAAATTTTGCAGCACACAGAAAATAAACTTAACAATAATGCTCAACAAACAATTACTAATTTCAAAAATGAAATAAATAATTTTTATCTTGAAGAAAAAAACAAAATGAATATGTTTATTCAAGAAAAAATGAATGAAATAAAAAATTATCACAAAGACCGCTTTATTAAAGAGTCCGGAGCAATCGGAGAAATTCGGTACTTCACCAGCAAAAAATATACTTATGGCTATTTATATGCAAACGGCTATTCTTTTATTCCGGAAATTTACCCCGAATTCTATCAGTTTTGGCTTAAAAATTTTGGAGATAGAAATAAGAAAAACTATCTAGGGTTTGACGCTTTCGGTTACCCAAAACTGCCTGACTTGCGAGGTGTTGCATTAAGAGCTGTCGATGATGGAAGCGGCCGAGGCGGTGCAGAATTGGCGTTGGAGTATCAAGGCGACGCTATAAGGAATATTAAGGGAGCTGTGTCTTTTGATTCTGGTAACATAATGCTAAGCTCAAGCGGACCGTTCTCTAGTCATTATACTGGAAGCGCAAGGTCTTGGTTATCGGAGTCGTCTTGGGATAAGCAGGTATTACAATTTGACGCCTCTCGTGTCGTCCCTACAGCCGAAGATAATAGAGTTAAATCATACGGGGTTTACCCGTATATTAAAGTTATATAAGGAGATGAAAAATGACAAATGAACAAGTAATCGAAGCCGTCAATCGGCTTACCGAAACCTACAATGAAGTTAAAGCAGAACTTAACGAAGCCAAAAGGCAAGCCGCCATTTTACAACCACTTTACAAAAACGGGCATATAATTTGGGACGGCCGGGAAGACTTCCAGATGACAGATGAACCTCTTACTAATTTAATTGGTGTTGGGACGGGTGCTGTTTCAAAATATGGAAAATGGTGTGCCCAATATATGACAAAATTGACGGGACATACTATCATTTCAAATTGTGAAACTCAAACACCCACAAATTATGTTGTTGTTAAAGTAAAATTACCCGAAAATAAAGACGGGGCTTTTTTTATAAAATATGCAAACGCTGACAACTGGGGTCACGGTATAACAACAGCATGGATGTGTAATTCCGATAAAAGTATCAAAACTTTGTTAGGTTCTCAAGTTGCAGATAAGCACGCTGATTATGCTAAAAGCGTTGTTTTTAATCCCAAAAATCAAGACGCTTGGGACTCAAGATATTACCAATGGGTAGCTTTTAATTACAACAAAGAAGACATAATAAAAGATGATGAAGGCTATTCTTATATAGCATTGTCTAGTTCTGCTAGCACTTGGTATATCGGCGGCTGGGCGGTTGCAGAAAGAAATACAAACTTTGTGTGGGCGCCTACAAGACTTTTTGATTTAGAATTTTATAATCCTACGAGCAAAAGTACTCACAATTCACTATTGGCAGGGCTTACCCTGTCTTATTTTACTCAAAATGAAAAACATACAAATGTAAGAATTCCATATTCAAAGACAGGAAATTTAATAATAGGTATTTTGTGCTTGACAGATCATTATACTCCCAATCCCATTTTTACAGGATTTAAAACAAACACGGAATTTAATTTTGATAAAATCGTTTGCGGCAACTTTGCGAAAATAAAGCAAAACTTACCCAACTATCAATGGGGCTTTGTTCATGTTCCTGAAAATGAAGTAATTCAAAACACGGTAGAAATTAACGGCCTTAAACTTTTGCAATTCAATATTGATGTTCCGGAGAATGAAAGACATTTTTATTTTGCCGGAATGTTTACGGAACAGGAGGCTTAAACAAATGGAAATAATAAACTACGCAAACGGGGCAAATATGACACTTCCCGCAGATGCTCAAATCGTTCAAGGCGTTTCGGGTAACGCCGTTTATTTACCGGCGGGGGCAGGCACTATGCCTATTACCGGCAATAGAAATGAACTTACCATTTCTCTCTGGAGACAATGGGACGGAGTCGTAGAAGCAGACGACTACAGGGGTATTTTTTCAACAGCGAATATAAAAGCCTACTTTGATCAAGCAACGGACTTTTTAACCGTGGAGCTTGCAGGGGTTAAAACCGTAACCGACATTAAAGACGACCAAGAGCAGGCACACTGGTGTTTTCTTTTTTCAAAAAACGGCTTTTTTAAAGTCTACAAAAACGCAGAATTAAAAGCAGAACTTACTACAGGCAATTACCCCGTAGACTTTTCCGAAGGCTTCACGCTTGGCGGCGGAAGAACGCACGCTACTTTTGACGAAGTTAGAAAGTACAAGTCGGTTGTAACAGAGCCCGAAATCAGGGGCTTATACCGCCTTGTAACAAAAGGCACACAGGTGCAACAGCTTGAAAATATCGTTACAGAGGCAGCACCGAAATATCTGGGTGTCGTCGAAACTGTCCCCGACACAAAAACAGTCATCATCACTAAGGGAGAGAAATTCGGATTTGTAGACGCAAACCCCGGCGATTGGGTGCTTTCAGGCAAGACTATAGGCGGCTGGAAGGTCGGGGTATGTTATAAGTGGAGCGGTCTAGCTTGGAAGCCCCTAGAACCGGCTATAAACTATGCAAAAGAATATCATTCTTGCTTAGTACACTTATTCGAGATAGAGGAGCTAAAACAGCAGACGGGACACTTCGGGGCGTTGTTTGCTAAGGTGCTGGTAGCTCAAAAAGCGATGATTGATGAGCTTTTAGTCAATCAGGCGTTTATTAAAAATCTTGTGGTTCAAAAACTAAAGATTGATACGGATGAAACAACTGATAAAGATTTTGAAGTCGACATAAATGAAGATATAGGAATCAGTGTTAGAAATAAAAGGGGTGTTCTTTTTAAGGTTTCTCCTGAAGGGATAATGCAGCTCTCAGATAAATTATTTTTTCATTTAATAAAATATTCTGAAATAGGAACTTCAGTATATTTTAATAATGATAACGAAAGTTGTAAAAGCGTTTTTGAAAGATATGGAGAAATATCAAAAAATGCTTATGGTAAATTTAAAAACGACCAAATACATAGAATCTCCATACAAAAAACAAAAGGAGAAAATATTGATTATTATTGCTTTGTTCATATAGATGGAGGTATGACATCATCAGGTTTCTGGCATAAATTTACAACGCAAACCGAAAAATATATAGTTACTTTTTTTGGGGTAAAAAATAATTATACATATACAAGAATAAATACGCCGCAAGAAATTCAATATCCTCCAGATGGCACAACAATACCCGGTCGTGATGATCCTTTAAGATATAATGAGTATATGGCAAATGAATGTGGGGTTGATAGGAAAATATATAAAACAAAAGGGACAGGAGGGTACACCTGTTCAGCTATGTGTGTAATAACCCCCGTAACTCATGGAGAACTTTTCACATTTAATAAAGTAATAGAAGAACAGACATTGCCTAAAACAACATTGTATGACAGCGATCCAGAACAAATATCTTTAATTATGAAATTAGACAATATACCTAAATATAAACCTCCAAAACAAAATATATTATGGAGAGATGGAGATGTATTGAAAATTAGTTAGATAAAATTAAAAAAATATTGTCATCTTGTATTTTAAATTTATAGCCACAATTATTGCTAGTAACAATTTTTATAGCAAGATTATTTAAAGCCACATCTGTTTTGCAAAATTCCATTTGCCAAGCGTGAATATACATCTCTTTTGATAATAGCAGCGAATTGTGTATGCTTTGTATTGTAATAGGCTGAAATAATGGTACATAATATTCTACATAATACTCGTTAAGAGGACACGGTAGTTTAGGTTCATTTACCAAATTCACATTCTGTCCTGTTAGATTTATAACTTTTATTTTTTTATGCGTATCATTTTTTAAAATCATTTCTGTACTAGTATCTTTTATTATTTTTGCACCATTTACACTTATTAAGTCACATGATCCATTAGAATAAAGGTTCAACGTATAAGAAGATCTAGCCTTTATCATGTAATTAAGATGACTTCTTTTTTTTCCTGTTTCATAGCAATTTTTAACAGAAACAACTATATTCCAATCAGAGTCATTATCAATAATAAAAGGTGTTGTTTTATAAGCAGAACACCCAAAAAGAAAAAGTAAAAATACTAGAACAAAAACAATCTTTTTCAT